GGGCACATTGGGACTTTGGAGTCATTAGCGACATCTCGCAGCCTCAAAGCTGCGAAGCTGTAGGTGTAAACTTACAGTCCCACCGTGAGGTGGTAACACCCTTAGATGGAAAGAAAAAGACTGCCATGATTGGTGAAAGCATCGCGATTACGTACAACGGTGTGTCAAAGACACTCCCGCGACTTAATCAAGACAATTTCGGGGCTACGTACTTCCTTGAAGATGGACAGCTGCGATACAATCTTAATGTAAAGCACACTATCCCTCAGAAAGGTAAGCCTGGTGAGTCCCATCTTGTCCGACTTGACGTCGAACACTATGATGCAGTGGGGGTTCTCCTTAGAACCGCCAGTGCATGGACCGTTATCCGTACGGATAACGGTATCCAGGACAAAACCAGCTCTGATCGAGCCACCTCTGCTTTGCAGAGCTTCCTTACAGCGGCAAATATCACTAAGATTATTGGCCGTGAGTCCTAATAACCAACCCCCTTTGGGGACGGTTTCAGGAGGTAAGGGATGGAACAACTTGTTCCGTGTCTGAGTTTCCTTTGTGACTATATACCCTCTTGGGTAGATGAGCCACTAAGGTCACTGATCAGATTGGGGTATGCGGGCTGGGTCTGGATGGCCTAAAAGGCTTCATCCGGATTCGGCGGACCGCATACGTCAGCCCGAACGTCTAGATGCGTTCATGTTGGTCATGGTTACCTTCTTTCATAGGAGCTAGCCATTGAAGACTAACGCTATGGCAGGTCTTAAACCCGTTGCTGCGGTCCTTAAGGACTTAGCAGCGTGGGACTCTGACCTGCTTCCATCGCTTGAACGCGATTTCATATCGCTATCAAGACTCGTCGAAACCAGAGGGTTGCCGATCTTAATGATCGATCTCCCTGAGGCGGGCAAGGTCTATGACCAGGCCCTCTCATCTGGTATCTTCATTTGGTCTAATCTCCCGAAGACATTTGGGAGCTTAGGTTCAAAGAAGGGTATCCTTTTTGAACAGTTGTTCTTGAGGACCTTCGACGAGGACGGGGTACTCCGTAAGAACCCTGACGTTAACCATATCTACTTCACACGGCAGATTTTATATCTGGCGAAGAAGGTAAGATACGACTGCCCTGAACAGGCGGTCGCGGCTGAAGTCGAGGTTTTTAAGAAGATTGATGAAGGACTTCGCACCCCCACTCTTGAGTGGGACTGCGACGATTTCGATATCGATAAGGTCCTTCATATCAGCTTCTTAGACGGTTATCGGTCCTTTCCAGACATGTTTTCGCATCGCGATGCATGCCCAAAACCCCTCTTGGGGTACTTGGAAGATGTATGCGATAGGCTCATGAGCCTATTGCCAGCCATCAACTTGAAGGAGATCGAACCCCGTCATGGACCTGGTTCTGTGGCTGATGCTGGAAGGGGAGAGGATAAGTACCTCTTCCCAACTTGGCCAAGGAAACTTGACCGGACCTTCCCATTTGAGTACTTTGCTCAACATAGGGAGGATTTGCATCTTGAGCAGCAATTGTCTCATTCCCTTAATGAACCTCCGGCCCGCTTACTGGCGGTGCCGAAGACACTAAAAGGACCGAGATTGATTGCCTCTGAGCCTGTCTCTCATCAGTGGCTCCAAGGAGGGCTGATGAGGTGGATTAGGAAGAATCTTCCTTTTCCACTGCGTCTCTGTATTGATTTCCGTAGTCAGGAGCCTTCGAGAAAGTCAGCTTTGCTGGCCTCTCTTGAAGGTACGTCAGCTACTGTGGACTTGTCCTCAGCATCTGATCGCTTATCCTGCTGGGTAATCGAACGGGTCTTCCGGAAACATCCGGATTTCCTACTTGCTCTGCATGCAGCCCGCACGCGCTGGTTGGTTAATTCCACCGGTGTAGGCGAGCCCTTCTTTATTAAGTTAAAGAAGTTTGCAGCACAAGGAGCCGCAACGACATTTCCTGTGCAGTCGATAGTCTACGCATGCGTAGCTATTGCTGCCATTCTCTATGAGAATGGTGGAGCAGTTTCTAATCGGTCGATTAGAAACGCTGCCAGGCGAACCAGAGTCTTTGGGGACGACATTATATTGCCGTCCTATGCAGTCCAGAGCCTAACTCTTCTTTTGACTCATCTCGAGTTGAAAGTTAATATGGGTAAAACCCATACGAAGGGTCACTTCCGTGAATCTTGCGGAATGGATGCGTACTTAGGTAACGTTGTTACCCCTGTATACATCCGTGACCTGGAGTTAGGAGCCACAGCCGAGAGTTTGGTGTCGTGGGTAGACGTTAGTAATAACGCCTACCGTGCAGGTTTATGGAACCTGGCGACATGGATGATAGAGCAGATACCGCCAGCAAAGCGGCGTCTGATTCCTATCACCAACCAAAATCTAGGTTGTATCACGCTGCTGACATACTTTCCTTGTCTAATCTCTCTTAGGGAACGGACTTGTAAGTCCCTCCATAGGAAAGAGGTGCTTGCTTTGCAAGCTGTCGACAAGGAGGACCGAAAGCAGCGTGACTCGTACCAGTCACTTCTCCAATACTTTACGGAGAAGCCTCGTCAGGAGACTAACTGGTCTTCTGGCTGGACTGTGCGAAACCGTCTACAACTTCGTAGACGGTGGGTTCCCACCTACTTGTAGGTGAGGGGTGGCCCTGCGCGATGTTACCAAG